CTTTTAACTAAAGAACAGATTGAGATTATTAAATCAAAATTTTATAAAGGTGGAATAAATGGGTGAAATTAAATCTGATGAAATTAAGCAAGAGATTGCTAAAGAAGAAATTAAAAGTGCTCCTTACTCTTGGAGTCCAGATAAAATGTTAGAAGTGTTCTTAATTGAACCTGATAACTTTTTAAAAATTAGAGAAACATTAACACGTATTGGTATCGCGAGTCGTACTGATAAAAAATTATATCAATCTTGTCATATATTACATAAACAAGGAAGATATTTTATAGTTCATTTTAAAGAATTATTTTCTCTAGATGGTAAAGAATCAAATATTACTACAAATGATATTGATAGGAGAAACACCATAGCTATATTATTAGCTGATTGGGGATTATTAAAAATTAAAGACGTAAATCAAATTACATCAAAAGTTTCTCTAAGCCAAATTAAAGTTTTAGCACATAAAGACAAAGCTGGTTGGGAATTAGTTGCTAAATATAATATTGGAAAGAGAGCAAAATAATGTTTTATATTTGGCATACTTTATTAATTATTGCTTTTTTAATTATGGCATTTTTTATGGGTATTATTTTAGGTAGAAAAAATAAACTCAAAAATACGAAATTTAAATCTATTGAATAAAAAAAAAAGATAATAAAATCAATAGTTTAAATAAATAATGTTGTATAGGTACTAGTAATTTTAAAAATAATACTTATATAATATAGTATATTCAGTCGTTGTACTGAGTATTACAACCCTAATCGTTCCAATAGTGGGAGATTAGTAGTAAATAATAACCTTGCTTTCATAGGAGGATATAATGATAGCACACATAAACCAAGCGATTGACACTCTGTCAAACGCACAAAAGTCTGTTGTTGAGACATTCATCAAAGACTCAAAGGTAGCAGAACCAATGAATACAATCATTGACGCTACTCAAACTTTTAGCAAAACATTAGCAAAATCATTCGTAAGCTTAGGCGAAACGTTTGTAGCATTTGTTAGCAAAGGAGTAAAGTAATGACTAAACTCCCTTCATTTTTTAACGATGCGTTCAAAGACTTCGATAAGTTTTTCATAGGATTCGATGATCAATTATCAAGATTCTATGATATACACGAGTCATTTGGCAAATTTATACCAAACTACCCACCATATAACTTGAAAAAAGTAGACGATAACAAATATGTTATTGAAGTGGCAGTAGCTGGTTTTGCGAAATCAGATATCGAAATTACATTAGAAGATGACAAACTAATAATCAAAGGTGAGTCAAAATCTGATGAAAAGGAATCTGAATCAAAAGATGTAGAGTTATACAAAGGTATAGCAAATCGTGCTTTTGAAAGAACGTTTGCATTATCAGATAATATTGAAGTAAAAGATGCTCAATATTTAAATGGTATGTTAAAAGTTATTCTTGAAAGAATAATCCCAGAACATAAAAAGCCAAAAAAAATAGCAGTAAAATAATACTACTATTTTAAATAGTTGGTGGGGTTTAATCACCCCACCAATTATTATTCATTATAAGAAAGAGAAATAAAATGACTTTAAATAAAAAAATAAAAAAACATTTTAATGAATATCAGCCTTTATATGTAGGACTTTCAGCCTTAATCATAATCGCAATAGTTCCTTTAGTTTTAAAGCTTTTAGCAGTATCAGTTATTACTTTAATTGGATAATTATGAAATGTATAAATCACATTTGTTGTTTAGGTATCCCTTGTTGTTTGCTTAAACAATGTAAATGTGCTAAAGAGTTCACACCTTTAAAAGAAAAACCAACACCAAATACACCTATTAAAACCCCATCCGAAATACTTCAAGATCAATTAGAACCTATATTTTAAACCTTTACATGCAAGTTTTTTCATAGTATAATATAGTTTATGAATTCAAATTATTTAAAAATTAAGATACTTGTTTTACTAAATGGCCAACATATGATTGGTAAAGTAATTAAAGAAGATGAAAAAGAAATTGTTGTAGAGTCACCTGCTATTTTAATGACAGGTGATAACGACAAAGAAGAAAAAAGAATGTCATTAGCATTTGCACCGTTTCTTCCATTTTCATCTGATAAAACATTTACTTTTAGATCAGATTTGGTATTAACAACATCAAATCCAATAGACGCATTAATTAACGAATATAATCGTTTGTTTGGCTCTGGTTTGGACATTATAACAAAACCATCTTTAATTGTATAATTAAAGGCATTTTACTTCCAAGAAATTTTATAGTATAATATAGGGAGTAAAGTAAAAATAAACAATATAGTATAAAAAGGAGTAAATATAAAATGGTTACTATACTAAAAAGAATGTTTGGTAAAAAAGATTCAGCAACTTCAGCAAGAAGTGGAAGAGTTGGAAGACCAACATTATCTAAAAAAACAAAAGTTTTAAACCTTTTGTCAAAAGGTGAAAACGTTGCATGGAAGACAATTAGAGATAGATTTGATCTAGAGTCTCCAAGAGCAATGATTGATACTTTAAGAGCAGAGGGTAATATGATTTATGGTAATAAAATTGCTGGAAAAACATATTACAGACTTGGAAATCCAACAAGAGCAATTATTGCTGCTGGGATTGAAGCTCTATATGGTACAGAGTTCAAATATTCTAATTGGAAAAATCCAGTAAGAAAATCTGAATTATCACCAATTAACTAATTAAAGAATTTACTGAGAGGGCTAAATCCTCGCCAGTAAATAGTGGTGTGCCTTTATCTTCTTCTTCTTAGATCGAAGAAATTTGTTATGTGCCTTCAAATGTGGCACGCCACTCTTAATAAAAAGGTTGCGATATATTCGCGAGAAAGACTAAATGAGTTCTAAAATAGGTACAAATTTTTATACTAACGTTTCCACTACAGCCAACGATGTGCTCGTTCGAGCAGTCACCGATGTTGGCACTCGAATCCAAGAACGAATCCCTTTTAAACCACACTGTTATATTACCAAAGGAACTGGTGATACACCCTATAAAACACTCGACGGAAAACCTTGTTATAGAGTTAATTTTGACTCTATGAAACATGCGAGAACGTTTTTTGATGAATTTAAAACAATCTCTAATTTCGATGTTTATGGAATGCTTTCTTTCACTCATCAATATATTAATGAAGCATATCCTGAAGCAAGTTTAGATTTTGATTATTACAAAATAAGAATTTATACTTTAGATATAGAAACAACAACTGAAAATGGATTTCCAGACGTAAATAATCCAACTGAATCTATTATACTTCTTTCAGTACAAGACATTCATACTAAAAAAATCATTACATGGGGTTTAAAAAAATATACAGGTGAACGTACAGACGTTGAATATCGTGCTTTCCCTGATGAGAATGCTATGCTTGATGATTTTATTAAGTGGTGGCATAAAAATTGTCCAGATATTATTACTGGTTGGAACGTAGGTGCGTTTGACACAGTTTATCTTTATAAAAGAATTCAATTATTGCTAGGTGATTATACTGCTAAGAAATTAAGTCCATGGTCTTTTATTTCATCTAAAACAGTTTCAGTAAGAAATAAACAAACAACATATATTGATTTTGAAGGAACATCTCTTTTAGATTATATGAGTTTGTATAAGAAATACACTTATACGAATAAAGAATCTTATAAACTTGTTGATATAACACAAGATGAATTAGGTATAACCAAATTAGATCACAGTGAATATGCTTCATTTAAAGAATTTTATACGAAGAACTGGAATAAGTTTGTTGATTATAACATAAGAGATACTGAATTAATTACTCAACTAGAAGATAAAATGCGTCTTTTAGAATTAATTGTCACTTTTGCATATAAAGCGAAAGTTAATTTTACTGACGTTTATTCTCAAGTAAGAACTTGGGATATGATTATTCACAATCATCTTATACAAAAAAATATTATTATCCCACCTAAAAAGCCAGTAGGAAAAAGTCAACAGTTCGAAGGAGCATTTGTAAAAGATCCAATCTTAGGAATGCATAAATGGGTTGTTGGTTTTGACTTAACATCACTGTATCCACATTTAATTATGCACTATAATATCTCACCAGAAACAATTCAAAATAAAACTTACAAATCAGGAGTAGATTATTATCTAAACAATCCAGCTGAGTTCCAGGATGATGAAACTGTTGCTGCTAATGGTTCAGTTTATACAAATAAAATTGATGGTATGCTTCCTAACATTATGAATACTTTTTATGCTGAGAGAGATATTGCTAAAAAGAAAATGTTAGAAGCAGAAAAACAATATCAATCAACTAAAGATCCTAAACTTAAAAAAGTTATATCAAAATATGATAACGAACAAATGGCTTATAAGATCGCTTTGAATAGTGCTTATGGTGCGATAGGTAATGAACATTTTAGATATTTTGACATACGTATGGCTGAAGCAATTACACTAGGTGGACAACTTGCTATAAAATGGATTCATAATAAGATGAATGAATATTTAAACAAAATTTTAAAAACTGAAAATAAAGATTATATTATCGCTGTTGATACAGATTCAATATATGTAAACTTTGAAAAAATAGTAAACAAAGCATTTTTAGATTTACCTGATAAATCTAAAATTGTAGCATTTATAGATAAAATTTGTAAAGATAAAATTATACCATATATTAATACTTGTTATGATGAATTAGCAAAACGTCATAATGCCAAGAATAAAATGATAATGAAGCGAGAAAGTATTTCTGACAGAGCAATATGGACTGCTAAGAAAAGATACATTCTTTCAGTATTAGATCAAGAGGGTATTTCTTATACCACACCTAAGTTTAAAATAATGGGATTAGAGATTGTTAAATCAAGTACACCAATGATTGTGAGAAAAAAACTTAAAGATGCTCTTCCTATCATATTATATGGCAATCAATATGAATTATTTAATTTTATTAGTAATTATAAAAAAGAATTTTTTAATCTATCACCTGAACAAATAGCATTCCCTAGATCGTGTCAAGGTATAAATGAATATCACGATCCTGTTAAAATTTATAAATTATCGACACCAATGCATACTCGTGGTGCGTTAATGTATAATTATTTTGTAAATAAAATGAAACTAACTAAAAAGTTGGAACTTATAAGAGAAAGTGATAAGATTAAATTTATAGTGCTTAGGACACCTAATCCTTTACAATCAACTAATGTAATTGCTTTTTTAGATACTCTACCAAAAGAATTTAATGTTAAGGATTATGTTGATTATGAAACTATGTTTCAAAAGGTGTTTTTAGATGCTTTAAAATTAATTATAACCCCATTAGGATGGAAAACTGAGGAAACAAGTAGTTTAGAAAATTTCTTTTAATCTAAGCTATTGATTTATAATGATTTTTTCTTTACATAAATGCTTTACTTTTAAGCCAAAATATAATATAATTAAAGTATATGAAAAATAAAAAAACAATAAATTTCTTTATTAGTAAAGATAAAGAAAAAGAAACTGCTTTAAGTGTTATTAATCATTTCTCAATTGATATATTAAAAGAAGTTGAGTATCTTGAAACTAAAAAAGCAGAAGGCGATCTTGATGATAGTGAATATCAAGATTTACATAGTCTTCGTGAATATCTTGATGCGTTTAATAAAACATCAAAATATATTTCTGATAATCTCCGAGAAAATGGAAACAAATAAATTATATGATGAAAGGCACTAACTATATGACAAAAAGTACTTATAAAACAAACAATTTAAAAAGTACAAAAGAATGGGCTCCTGGATTTTATAGTGAAAAATTACCAAAGATACAATGTCAGTTAAAAAAACCTGTGTATTATTTAATGGAAGAACAAGGTGAAACATATTTTAAACATGCTTAAACTTATATTTAAAATATTATTAATATTCTGTGTAATTTTTACAGTACATAGTCTTGCTCGTAAAAATACAACTTATAATAACATGGTGCTTAATTTGATTCCAAATAGTTGCGACCGTAATTGTAAAAAACAACTATTTGAAGCTGAGATGGAAGACTCAATGCAACAAATAGCTAAAAGCGTAATGGCTGAGTTGTTATATCAAACTAAAAAACTAACAGAGGAAAGGCAAAATGGTAAATAAAAAATATAGGTATAAACGTAAAACGCATTTATCTTCTAATGAACAAGAACCATTAAGAAAGTATATGTATGATTTACATAGAAAGCAAGACTTAATGGGAGCAACAATTTTTGTTATTGTATTAATTCTCTTATTAGTATTTGCACCTAAACCAGCAATTTCGAATGAAAAAACAATTAAAGATGAAATCACTTCTTGGTATGAAGATACAAGTTTATCAATTAAAAATGAATTAATTGGTATTGGTAATTTTATAACCACAGCACCTGAAAAACTAGGAACAGGTTTATCAAATTATTGGGAAGAAATAAAGACATACCAAGCTGATAGTTGGAAACAAACAAGAGAAGAAAACCCAAACTTGTTTAGTACACTTGATAAGTTAAAAGAATTCTTCTTACCAACTGATACTAAAAAAGAGTAATGTACATGTTATATAATAAAATATTTACGAATAAAATTGTTGAAGATTTAGATGATGTAAGAGATTATCTAGAGAGTGGCTTAATGAAGGCTGCAATCGCTAGACTTAATCTAATTAAAAAAGATATAATAAGAGCGTCAGATACTATTCAACAAGAGTCTAAAATTAAAGGTAAACTAACTCCTGTTAAAAAATTAAAAAAATGAGTCAAAAAATTAATTGGAATAGAGTAAAGCAATCTAAAAACATTTTTAAAAATGGAACTTTTAATTATAAAGACGAAGCAAAATATAATCAAAACATAGATAATTATTGGAAGAAAAAACTTAAAGGGAAGTATAAATCTTTTTTTGATAATTGGGAAAAAACAAAAAATTACTTATGAAAGTTATGAAAAAAATTTTATTTTTAATTGTATTTTATTTTGTGCTTGGTTTATTTCTTACAACAGTAGTAAACGCACAATCGATAGTAAGAACTTTCAATTCAGATGCATTTGTCACAGCATATATAAATGGCAATGCTTATGGATACGATGCTGATAGAATCAATCGACAATCTGGTCCGAGAAATTCTTGCATCTATGAAAGTCAAGAAAGAACCAAAGATGGTGTAGTTATTGGCAGAGATGAAATAAAGCGATGCCACGAAGAAGTAAAAACAGGAGAGAGTGACACTTCTTTTATAAAAGATTTTATTACATCACCTCTTGGTGAAACATTGATAGTACTAACATCTTCTCTTTTATTACAAAGAGTTGCTGCTGGTTCATCTACTAGATAGAAAGGAGGAAACGATGAAAAAAATATTATTAGTTGGTTCGTTATTGTTCTTAGGAGCATGTGCTGGTAATTTATCAAAATTAGATGGTAAAGCATCAGTTGATGGAAACGAAGATTTAATTAAAGTTGCATCCTTAGTATGTAATGAATTTAAATCTACAGATACAGTATTATATGGCTGTGGTTCTGGTATATCTTCAGATATGGAGTTATCAAAATCAAAAGCAATATTAAATGCTAAAATTTCTGTAGCCGATGTATTATCTAACAGCTTAACAAAGCAAGAAACATTAGCTACGACTGAGACTACAAAGGACGGAGTAAATCGTCAGTACCAGTCAACAGAAAAAAACCAAACATTTGAACAATCCTTGTCAAAATACAAAATTGTTTATGATAAACAATTTTTGGATCAAGGTAGATTCAGATCTTTTATAGTGATTGAATATAAAGTAAGATCTCTATAATCCCATCTTTACTTGCAATTAAAAATGGGGTATAATATAATCTATACCCCATAAAATATATTATGAAAACATTACAAGAATTAAAAAACGAATTAAAAAATCTTAAATCCGAACATGAGTTCGAGTCAACAAACTTTCTAAAAAACAATTACAATATTAAAAAAATAGAAGAAGATATTATGGAATTAGAAGACACAATTAATAAAAGGGAGAAATATACAAATGACTGATTTTTTAAAAAACGTAATAAAAGACATTAATAATGAATATGCTGGTATGGCAGATGGAAATTTAGTAGGTGACTCTACATCATTTATAGATACTGGGTGTTATATATTTAATGCTTTATTGTCTGGTAACATTTATGATGGGTTGCCAGCAAATAAAATAACCGCATTAGCAGGTGAACCATCTACTGGGAAAACGTTTTTTGCATTAGGTATTTGTAAAACATTTCAAAAAGTAGAACCACAAGCAGGCATTATATACTTTGAAACAGAGGGTGCTATTACTAAGGATATGTTGGCTGAAAGAGGAATAGATCCTAAGAGATTTGTACTAATACCTGTATCAACAGTACAAGAATTTAGGAATCAAGCTACAAAAATTTGTGATAACGTTGATAAAGTGCCACTTGAAGCAAGACATCCTATTCTAATTGTATTAGATTCACTTGGTAATCTTTCAACTGAAAAAGAAATAAAAGATATTATTGAGGGTAATGATACTCGTGATATGACAAGAGCACAATTAATTCGTGGTGCTTTTAGAGTACTTGCATTAAGATTATCTAAATTACAAATTCCAATGATTGTCACAAATCATACTTATGATGTAATTGGTGCTTATGTTCCAACAAAAGAGATGGGTGGTGGTTCTGGTTTAAAATATGCTGCATCAACAATCGTATATTTAAATAAATCAAAAGATAAAGATTCTGATAAAAATGTAGTTGGTAATATCATAAGAGCCACATTACAAAAATCTAGATTTACAAGAGAATTTTTAAAAGCTGAAATTAAACTTTCATATGAAACAGGTCTTGATAGATACTATGGATTAATTGATGTTGCAGTTGATGCTGGTATATGGAAAGATGAGGGTGGTAGGATTGACGTTGGTGGAACCAAAGTATTTGGTAAAGCTATTAAAGAAAATCCTGAAAAATATTTTACAAAAGAAATACTAGATAAAATAAATGAATATACACTTAAAGCATTTAAATATGGTTCTACTGTCGAACTATCAGAAAGAGTAATTGATAAATCAATAGAAGATAAAAAAGATGGTGGAAGAAAATCAAAAACAAAATCCGAATAAAACGGAAGTATCAGCTACAAAGGAAAATTTATTTCCGTTTCTTGATCCAAAATCATTTCAAACTGAAGAATTATATCAAGCAGCAAGAGATGAATATCTTAAGTCTAGAAAAATAAATGTTCCACCTTATGAAACCTTAGAAGAAAAGGGTAAGTGGGGAGCAAATAAAATTAAATTTAAAAGTGGTATTCTTGAAAATGTAGTTGCATCTTTTGGTAAAGTATCATTTCAAAAATTAGAAGATGATAAGGTAAAATTATTTTATGAATATGAAGCAGATGTTGAAAAATCATTACATCCATTTAATTTAGACATACCAGAAAGTAAACAATATCTTGAAAAATTATTGGGTGATTTTCTAGTAGTATGTATAGAAGAACAAATTAAAGATAAAACTGTTGTGTTTAGAGGTGGACAAGAAGAAATGAAAGCTTACATAAATAAAAATGAGAATAGAACAGACAATACTTAAAAATTTACTTCATGACGAGGATTATGCTCGTAAGGTTGTACCACATTTACGTGAGGAGTACTTTCAAGATAAAATTGAAAGAGCGATAGCTAGTCAAATATTAAAATTCTTTATTAAGTTTAATAAACCTGCTACAGTTGAGGTTATTGATATTGAACTTGGTAATGACAAAACTTTATTTGAAGCTGACTACGCACAAGCACAAGCTTATACTAAAGAATTAAAGGTTAAAGAAGATATAAATTTAAAGTGGCTAGTAGATGCTACTGAAAAATTTTGTAAAGACAAAGCTGTTTATAATTCTATAATGGATAGTATTAAGATTATAGATGGACGTGACAAGGTAAGAAGAAAAGATATTATTCCTTCTTTATTATCTGATGCACTTGCAGTTTCTTTTGATAAATCAGTAGGTCATGACTATCTTGAAAACACTGAAGAACGTTTTGATTTTTATAAACGTACAGAAGAAAAGATTCCTTTTGATATAGATTTATTTAATGTTATTACACGTGGTGGAATAAGTAATAAAACTTTAAATGTTGCCTTAGCAGGTACTGGTGTGGGTAAATCTTTATTCTTATGTCATTTTGCTTCAGCTAATTTAATGAATAATTTAAATGTTCTCTATATAACGTTGGAGATGTCTGAAGAGAAAATAGCAGAACGTATTGACTCTAATTTATTGAATATTACTATGGATGAATTAAAAATAATCGATAAGTTTGATTTTAATACACGTGTTGATAGAGTAAAAATGAAAACTAAAGGTAAACTAGTTATTAAAGAGTTTCCTACAGCATCGGCTCATGTAGGTCATTTTAAATCATTACTTGATGAATTAAAAATAAAAAAGGATTTTACACCAGATGTTATTTATATTGATTATTTAAATTTGTGTGTTTCTGCTCGATTAAAATATGGTGGAAACAATAATTCCTATACTGTAATTAAAAGTATAGCTGAAGAACTAAGAGGTCTCGCAGTACAATACGATTTACCTATAATGACTGCTACTCAAACAACAAGACAAGGTTTTACTTCATCCGATGTAGGGCTAGAAGATACGTCTGAGTCATTTGGTCTTCCAGCAACAGCTGACTTTATGTTTGCGATTATTGCTACAGAAGATATGATTAAAGAAGGAATAGCAAGTGTGAAACAATTAAAAAATCGTTATAACGATCCTAATTATTATAAAAGA